GGCTCACAGTGCCACTGCTTGGCTCAACTCCAGTGCCGCTCACGGTGTATTCGTAACCAGTGCGATAGGACTCAGAGACGATTGACTCTTTCACAATCGTCTTGGTCTCTGTGTGAGTCGAGACGACACCTTGGCTGAAGTTAGGCACTACAGGTACAGCCGCCGCTGGTGATGCCGGCAGCAGCAGCAGTAAAGCACTAGCGGCTTTGCAGTTCACTGATCACCTGCCCAATCGCGCTGGTGTTTGCTCCGCCTGGCGTAATGGTGATCGACCCGTTTGTGGTGATCGTGCCTGCTAGGCCAGTGTTGGTGCCTGCTGCGGTGCTGGTTACATCGCCGAATGCAGGAACTTCACCGACTGTCGGTGCCGAACTAGGAACCGCATCGCCCTGCGTGTAGCTGTTGGCAAAACTGAAAGCATTGCCACCAGTTGCCTGAGTTGCGTCTGGAATCGTGACGGCATTGACGCCGTCAGTGACTGCTCCAAGACCACCGATGGCATCGCTAGTGGTGGTTCCGCCTGAAGTAACGCTGGTGTCAACACCGCTGCCGCTGATGCTGTAGCTGTTTCCAACGCGAACAGCACGGCTTGATGCACCACCTACATCAAGCTGAATACTGCTGCTGAGCCTGTGTGTGAGATCAGCTTGGGCAGGGGCAGCGAGCAAAGTAATCCCCAATACCAAAAGTGTGCGCTTCATTTGGTGGTTGAAGTGGTGCTTTTACTTTCAAGGTTAACGCTTTCATCTTTTTTCTTCTTGCCAGTTCTGTTCATGGTCAATCCGTAGCTAGCTGCAGTTGAACTCAGCAGTGATGCGCTAAAAGTCACGTCGATTTGACCCTTGAAATAACCGACGTAATTGGCAGTGATAATCGCCATCGCCCACAGCATGATTGTGATGCGGACAAAGTCGCCTAGCCAACCATTGCTGTGGTCTTCCTGCTCCTGGCCTTGCGTTTCCTTGGTCTCTGCCATGATGGTTTGACGCTAGGGGTCGAATGGTGGTTGAAGTCTGGGCTGCAGTAGCTGGAGCGTCTGTCGGCGTTGCCTCGGCTGGGTTGACGGGAATGAGCCGTCAAAGCCAGCAAGGACGTGACTCCCTGATACGGCTTACAACCGCTGTCGACAACCTAGCCAATCGCCTTGATGTGCTTCACGCAGACATCAGGACTCGCGATCAAGAAATTTTTGCGCGACTCGCAAATCTGGAGCAGTCAGTAGCGCGACTGGAAGGCCACAGCAATAGGAACTAAGGTATTGATGCTGTTCAAAACAGTCTCATGCTTTTAGTACTCAAGCCCTTGGTCATGACCATGTGGCGTTCAAGGGCATTTAAAGAACTGATTGTGGCGATGCTAGAGAAGATCGTCACTCGCACTGACAACGACCTCGACGACTTGGCGGTCAAGCATCTCAAGGATTTGCTGTTGCCTGACACACGAGTTGAAAAATAGGACTTGTCCGGCATTATCCAAGTGACCTTGCTGCTGCTGGCCATGGGTCTTGCCCTACTGCCGTTTTTCCAGTTTTTTCGTGGCACGCCCCACCAGCTGGCTGCAATTAAACAACTTGAGGAGTCAATGCCAGCGGAGCTACTGGAGGAGCACGAGGCTGATTGGTTTCAGGCGTGGAAAGAAAGCGGATATGACCAGCAGATCTACATGCCCTACTTCCGACAAGGGGACAACAAGAGCGGTACTGGTTACAGAGAGTGCTTCAGCTCAGCAGCGGCCATGGTGGCGGCGTATTACAAGAAGGTGCGTACAGATGATGAGTACAACGAAATCCGCGCTAAGTACGGCGATAGCACGTCGGTAGACGCTCAGCTTGCAGCATTACGCAGCCTTGGCTTGAACGCTGAGTTTCGCAAAGACGGTGACGCTGACTTGGTTGAGCGAGAGCTTGAAGCAGGCAGGCCAGTGCTGGTCGGTTGGCTTCACGGAGGCAACATGCTCCTGGGCGAGCCACCGATGTGCAATGCATTTAGCTGTGGGCACTGGAGTGTCATCAGCGGTTATGCAGGCAAAAACAGCAGTGACCCTGAGTGGATCATGCAAGACCCTCGTGGCTACCCCGAAATGGAAAAAGGCGGTCACTCCAATCCACACCTGGGACGGAATGTCCGTGTGAGGCAAGCAGCGTTCTACCAGCGTTGGCAGGCTGAAGGGCCAAAGACTGGCTGGGTAATTCTGGTCAGTGACTGACTTGTATTGGCTGTGGGCGTTCATCAGTGCGTTCTGGACCACTGTTGTTGTGCAGTGCGCCAAGCCAGTGAACTGGGATCAGTGTTCACGGGTCAATGACTGGCTGGTGCCGTGGGTGCGAGATGTGGTCGAAATGCACGAAAAAGGGGCTTATTACAACGAAAAGAGCGTTTTGAAGGAACATAAGTAGACTTGCGTTTTGCGTTGCTCGTATGGCGGTTCTGTGTGATTGGGAGATCAAAGCCAGGGCTAACAAAAGCCAAATGGTCGTCCCATTTGATCCAGACCTGCTCAACCCGGCCAGCCTTGACGTGCGCTTAGGCGACCATTTGATGGTCGAGAGCATCTATAACCCTGAGCTGATTCGCATCGACATCTCAGACAGGACAGAAGATGAGCCGTTCATGCTTCAGCCCGGCGAGATTTGCTTGGCTGAGACACTTGAGCTGTTTAACTTGCCCAACGACATCAGCTGTCAATTTGTACTCAAGTCAAGCCGTGCTCGCGATTTTTACGGTCACATGCTTGCTGGCTGGTGCGACCCAGGATGGCACGGAAGCAAGCTGACGCTTGAATTGAAGAACGAACGACTGCATCATGCTTTGCCGCTTTGGCCTGGCTTAAAGATCGGTCAGATGGTCTTCCATGTCATGTCAAACACTCCCATGCACAGCTATGCGGAGACAGGTCACTACAACAACCACTTGACAGTCATGCCCTCTGTGGCATGAATTGAGAAGAATCTTCAGGGCTATGGGCTGGGCTGACTGGATGGTCATCAACCAAAGCCTTGAAGAGGAACTCGAACTTGAGAAGAGTGTTCGCGACGTTCAGAGCTGTGATGACGGCGATGCGTTGCGGACCTTGTGCGTGTCTTTGGTAAGAACGAACTGGCATCAAGCCAAAATGCTGCAGCAAGCGGTTGGTCACATCGCAGAACTTGATGCCTGTGAGGCAGCCATGGAGCTGTAAATACGCTCAAAGAATTGGTGAGCAGACCAATCTGCTGAGTCAGGAAAATATCTGGTCATACCCCAGTACTCCACCTGCCAAGACCAACAACCACCTCGACTGACGCGCTTAATCGTTGGCTTTGGCATGTTTCATGTGCTGGATGTAAATGTCAGCCTGCCAAAGATCATTTGAAAACTGCTTTTGACCATTAGGGCCGCAGCTGCAATAGCGAGGCTCACCAATTGGTTCTACACCTTGAATGATGTAAAAGCCATCGCCATAGTCCATCGCATCAGTCGGGACACTGCCAGAAGTAGGCGCAGTCTTTGGCGAAGGTTCCACCAGTCATCCTCCCTTCAGGACAGCCAACATTGCAGTTGGCTTTTACTATTTCCCAGTGTATGCAGTTCATGCAACGTGGCTGAGCACTGTTCATGCAACGCGCATCTGCATACAGCTGCTCTGCCTCCAGTACTGCTTGCTCAAGCTCAGTTGCGGACAAGCTGTAAGAGACTTTCCCGGTCTTGGTTTTTATCTTGACGCGCCATCCATCGCCATCCTCGCTAAGGACCATTCGTCCAGCGTGATAACGCAAAGAGGCCATTAGTTACTGATATATCGCTCTTAGTATCTCAGCCGCTTCAAGTGCTGCGCTATGGGTCTGGCACGAGTCGCCCCAATAGACGATTGATCCATCAAAAAACCAAGGCTTGAACAGAGGCATGATTCCAAGTGTCACAAGGTGAACTCCAACAGAATTTGGTTGTCGCATGGCTATGATTCGGGCTCTTCACCCTGAAACGGGCGAAGGACAAGTGACCTGCAGCGGATCAGGTGTGAGGGGTGCGGATGCGTGAGTCGGCCTTAGTCCGCAACCAATTGTGTGGCCTAGGTGATGTAGGGCCAGG